TCCTCCACCTCCTCCGCCATCACCAGAACTCCCATAGGACTCCCCCTTGTTTCCAGATGCTCCAGCTCCGCCGTCGCCTGGAACGGGCGCTCTCAATGTTCCGTTTGCGGTATTTTCTGATAGCCTGAAACTGAATGACCCATTTGATGCGCCTCCTCCAAAAGACCCGTTTTTCCCGCTTGCTTGACCACCTGCGCCGCCTCCGCCGGCTCCGGCCACACTTCCGCTGGCACTGGCGGAATACTTAGCTGAGTATATGGTATTACTTGCAGAATCGGTCCCTGAGTCATCGTAGCTTCTAGACCGGACTCCAGAGCCTCCAGAAGCACCTCCGGCACTACTCCCGCTATTCCCAGGAACACCACCATCGCCTCCCTTCTCGCCTGCCGTTCCAGCTTTGGCGTAGGTCACACCGGTTACAACATCGGTATACCCAGTCGATGTTGCCGACCCGGACGCAGATGATTCCGCTCCAAAAGTGGTGTTGCCACCGTTCTGCCCATTTGTCTGTCCGCCAAATCCGCAGGAAAAAGATATTTGCTCTCCTGCTGTAACAGAAATCGTTGTTTGCCACACATTACCTGGGGTCCCGGCTGCACCCCCGGATCCACCAGTGCCATTGTCGGTCGTGCTTCCACCAGATGTACAAGAGGTAGATTTGGAGTAGACCTTCCCTTCTGTATCATTTCTTGTGATTTGGATTTCTTCGCTCTCGTATGTATTCTCGCCAAACCCACCATAAAACCCTCCGGTTCCTGCACTGCCATTATGGCCAGCTCCACCGCCGCCAATCAGAACAGCAACCACTTCTGTAACCCCTTCTGGGACGGTCCAGGTTCCGTTCCCCGTCAACAGCTCATGATTATCATAGGTCACAATCTGTTCTTCTTTGGGCGGTATAAACCCAACCAAAAGGCTCTCATCGGCCTTTAGGGTGTTGGACAGGTTGATGTCAACAGATTCTAAGCAGGCTGTGACTCCAATTTCGTCGTATGGGTGCCATACGGCCAGACGGTCCCCTGGATTCTCCCCTAGATAGACAGAGGAAGTCTGGATTGTCTCAGCCCACTGAAAGTAGTTGGCCATGCGCTGAGCCACAGCGTTGGAGTTGACCAGGGAAATCAGTGTGGCGTTTTTTGCAGTTTTGACGTTTGGTTCCTGTGCGGTGGATACGTCCTTGTATACCTCCCTGGTGTTGTGGACGTATTCATGTCCAGTGAGTGTTCCAGACCCAGCAGACACCTTAGCGTAGTTGGCTCCATGCTCCAAAATGGAAAATCCGGACACCTTCAGCCCATACATAGGTCCGTCAAATGTAATGATGTCTCCTTGCTGTGCTGTGCCCTCAAATAGCTTTTTTTCATCTCCGCCATCTACATACTGATGCTCCGTTACAATAACCTGGGTGACCTTGGATCCGTATTTGACAGAAGGCCCCTGATACATCCGTCCACGGCCCATGTCTCCGCTGATCCCGTTCCATAGAGCCTCGATTCGAAGCACGCCGTCCAGATCGTTTTTGACTGTCGCCCCAATTGCAAAGAGCACTTGGGCCAGGTTGTCCCGGGGAGAGGATACCGGAAGCCATCCATACAGTTTGATGCCCTCCAGATTGCTTTTGACGGCATATGGGACCGTGCCGCACAGCCCAGGCAGCAATTCAGACACTGTCTGGCCAGTATAGATCCCGCCATAGTGCTGTCCATCACTGAGTAGTCCAATGGCCGATGTGGCAGAGAATTGGTACAGGTCTGGTCCTGTACGCTGGATGTCCTGGACATAGAACACGCCTTTTTGCCTGTCATTGTAAAAGTAGATCATAGGTGTGTTGCGTTTGAACTCCACCAAGGTCCGGTCATCACTCTTGATCACAGGCGAAAATGTGTTTGCCTCCAGAGAAGAGGACAACAGAGACGTGGCAATGTGCATTTTCCCGCCCTTGATGTCCAGACCGGAAAAAACTCGACCGTCATATAAGATCTTGCTTTTGTTTGCCATAAGACCCTCCCATGCTATGGCGCGATCTGTGCCTCCATGGGGATGAAGTTCACTTGAATTTCTCCCCAGTAGTTTACTCCAGCCTCTACTTTCTCCAGGTCCTGAGATGCGCTGGTGTAATAGGCCTCATAGGACAGTACAGTTTGTCCGTCAGCCGCCTCCAACTGAACAGATTCATCCACAGAGTGTGCGACCAGATAGTCCCAAAACTCGTCCAGTCCGGCCTGGTTGTCCCCCCGGCGGAATACGGTGATCTTGTGGCCGATATAGGTCCCAATTATGTCCCGGACCATGCGGCCGCTCATCACCCTCCCGGCGTTGTCCCCGTCCAGTACGTTGAAGTTCCTATTGTAAGCGGAGATGGCCACCTTTGCGTCAAATTCTACGCCATTGAGTTTTATGTAGCTCATCTTACACCTCCACCAGCTCCACACCCACCCGGCGGCTCTCCGCCTGGTTGGCCCGATAGGTAACCCGGCCCAACACCTGACGGTCAACCTCTAAAATCACGGTGGTATTGCCGCCACCAGCTCCACCGGCGCGCTGAATGCCGCGGGCCACAGCTGCCTCGATCTCGTAGACAGGAGCCTCGATGTTTGTCCCTCTTGTCTGGTCCCCCAACACAGCCAGAAATTCCCGGTTCGGAGGGATAACCGCCCCAGAGGCCAGAGCGGGAATGCGATAGGAGGAAATGGACGGCATGGAGGCCATGGACGCCTTTGGAAAGCCTCCGCCCCGCTTGAGCGAATTGCTTCCCATTTTCAATGCGGTTCCGCCGCCCAATAGTGCAAGACCAGCCATAATAAGGCCGATATTTGTCGTCGTGGCTCCAATTGCCACCATGGCGATTCCTGCCAGGAGCATAGCTGTGGATACCCATCCGGCTACCTCCTGCAGATGTAATGCCTCGACCCAGCTTCCAAATGTTCCGCTTTCTGCCCCTATCGCAAGCCCGCCCAGCAGCATGGCTGCTCCTGCCAGGAATGCAAAGATATTTCCCATGGAAAGGCCAACTCCCACCAATCCAATACCAACCAGCATCAGGGCAACCGAAACCCAACCAATGACCTGCTCTAGGCCAAGCGTTTCCACCCAGCTTTTCAGTGTATCGTTTCTCTCCCCAAGCGCCAAACCTACACCAAGAAGTCCGGCTCCCACAAGCAGAAGTATCATATTTGCTGTGGCTGCGCCAATAGCAATCATTGTGATTCCGGCGAGCATGAGCGCGACCGTGATCCACTGCATAACTGTGGTCAGCTGCAGCTTTTCCCACCAGGCAGTTAATGTCTGCTCATCTACAACATCCAGGACAATTCCAACCCCAAGGAGCGCCGCTCCAGCGATGACCGCCAGGATACTTCCCTTGGCGGCCCCAATACAGATCAAGGCAAATCCGGCAACTTGAAGGGCCGCCGCCACATAGTCAAGGGCAGAATCTAGCCCCAGTTTTTTTGCCCAGTCGCTTATAACACCACTCTGCGTTCCAACATAGATTCCAATTGCCAACAGAGTCAGTCCAGAAATAACCATCAGAATATTGCCCTTTGCTGCTCCGATACAAACCAAGGCAAATCCTGCAATCAGGAGCGCCGCTGTAACATACTGCGCAGCCCTGGATAAGCCCAACTTCTCCGCCCAATCTTCCAGCATTCCGGAGGCATGAGCATAGACCACCGCCGCGCCGATGAGCATTAAGCCGGCCATCACCAGCAAAATATTTCCGGTCATGGCTCCAATCGCTACCATTGCGATTCCGCCCAGCATTATTGCTAGGACTACAAACTCCTGCACACTATCCAGCCCAAGTTTGTCTACCCAGGATTGAAGCTCTTCATTGTCTGAAGCGAGCGTTCCTCCATACGCAAGCAGAAGCAGGCCAGCCGCCACCAGAGGAAGGGACCCCATGGATGCCCCGATGGCGACTAAAGCAATTCCGCCCAAGAGCATAGCGACCGGAACCCAGGCCGCCACCTTGTTCATCATGCCCTCCAGCCATTTAGACTGTTCCCCCAACCCATCAAAATCAGGGCCACCACCCTGGTTGTCTTTGCTCTGGTTTGCCCCACCGGACAGCTTATTGATCTCGTCAAATGAGGCTAGGGATTTGCTTGCCTTTTTAGCTGCATCCCCTGTTCCCTCTATTGCCTCAGTCTCCTGATTCAGATTCTCTGCTGACTCTTTTGATTCTTCCAATGTTTTCCCGAACATGGCAGAGAGCATTTTTGCAGTCAGCATCACAACGCTGGTCAGGATGTTTACAAATTTTGTGAAGGCTGGGAGAATCACATCCACCAATGGCTGAGCCATGGTCAGAAGGGCCGCTTTCAGCCTGTTTATCGCTGCTGATGCCTCATCATTGCTCTTAATTACCTTTCCAAGCCAGCTGCGAAAGGATGCCAGCCCCTGACTGATCAGCGTAAAAACGAGTGCGCTTCGGATCACCTCCCGAAGACGGAGCGAAAATCTGGTTGCACTTTTTTGTGCCTTTTCTATGGACTTTGCCATTTTTTCGCTGCTCGGCTCTGCGGAAGCCATCTTTTGATGCAGTTCTCCAGCCTGATCCTTGGCCCGCTCAAGGGCCTCGGCCTCCTGTATGGCCTTGTCAGTAAGCTTGGTGTACTGTGCATCCAGGCGTTGAACATCCTTGTCCTGCTGCTGGAGTATTGACTCCTGTTCCTTCAGCTCTGTGGTGAGCCTTTTTTGGCGCTCCAAAGCTGAGATATAAGAGGTTGGATCAGTCGGAGTGCCACCTGAGATAACATTTTGTGCAGAGGCCAATTCCTTCTTCAGACGCTCCACCGTGTTGATCGTTTCTCCCGCGGCTTGCTTGGCTGCCTCCAGTTCTCTCTGGATTCCCCCTCTTTGGGCTTGATCTGAGGCCAGGGACTGCTCCAACTTTTCAATTTTCTTCGTAAGCTTGTCCAGCTCCCGACTTGCCTTTTTGTCATCTACTTCGGTTGTGATGACAATAGAGCCATCTGCACTTGCCATTGTTTCACCTGCTTTCTATACTTGGACAGTCCTGCATCAATTCCCGCCGGTCCATGCCTTCAACACATTTTCTTCCTCCGCGGTGTATGTGACTTTTAAGTCAACCATACTCCGATTTTTTCGATAAAATTCCCGGTCAGACTTGTCCAGTGGCTTACCCTTAGCCTTTTTCTCCCGGATCCGGATCACCTGTGCGAATAGACATTCCCCAATTTCGTAATAAGCAGAGATGAAGGACCACCAGTGCAGGTATTTCTCTGCTCTTGCTTCCAGTCCTAAGATCCGGTTGACTGGGGCGACGATCAGTTTGAAGTCCTGTCCCCAGTCAACCAGTTTTGGTGATTTCCTCGCCTCGCCTTCCTCTCCGCAGTTGATAAACCAGATACATTTTTGCACAGCCTCCTGATAGTGCTCCTCCGGCATATCTGCAAAGTCCGAATAGAAAATGTCCAGCAGGACAAAAGATTTTTCCTGGCTTCCAAGCTCCGGGTCCTCCAAAGCCATGCAAATATCCAGAATTGAACGGTAATCAGAGCGGATCTCATAGACCGTGCCATGGACCTCAACGGAGGTGGGAAGATCATAGATCATCGGTGATATTTCTCCGTATACTTGGCGATCCTGGGATTCGTAGCCTTCTGCTCTCGGGAGAAAGTTGTGTCGATTTCATCCATGACCGCCAGCATCAGATTGCACCAGACGGGGAGGCCGCCAGCCACGGCATATACGCTCATCCCGCCAAACAGGGAATCGCTCACCGGTGCATCGAACAGCCCGTCGATGACCTGACGCATCTCCACATCCCGTTCTCTGGCAAAATCAAAGATTTCCCTCTTATCCGCTAACTTTTCAACCTGAGTTTTATAGCTTTCCTGCTTCTTATCCAGGTCCTCAAAAGCCAAATACAGACGTTCCACGAAGTTGCTGTCTGTTGGATTAAAAGATACTTGGCACTTCCCATTGATATTGTAAGTAACCAGACCACTTTCAAAGTTCAGGGATTTCACGTCGTTCATATTCTTCATCCCTCCGAATCCGGGGAGAAGGTCACCGTGCTGTCTTTCACGGCGGCAGTCCCGGTGGTGCGAGTTCCTCCAAATGTAACATCGATGGGCATCCCGATGTTTCCGCCGCCCTCTCCCCCCAGACCGGAGGGCTTGATAGAGCAGGCGGAATATCGCTCAGCAAAGACCGCAGTTTTTGCCGTGCCGGCATATAGATGGACCACCAGCATATCCATATTGGTCAGCGCCTGGGCATTTTGCTCTTTCACAGCCAGGTTCCAGATCTTCACCTGTGCGACATCGCTGGCGTCCAGCTCGCAGGGATCAAAGGTCTGGGTAATGGTGGGCTTCTTCATGGTTGTGTAAATATGGCCGAAGATGTCAGTCTTGCTCTCCTCGCCCCAGTCGTACTCTTCCGAGCTGTCCTCCACGCGCTTTCCGATCGGGGACCAGGCTGGAGTCCCTTCCTCGCCTGTGTTGAGGTACAGTACCAGAAAGGCGCGGTCTACGGTTTCTCCGGGCACCGTGTTGAACGTCAAATCTGCCATGGTTGTTCTCCTTTCACACGCCGACCTCATAGGTCAGCTTCATTAAAATTTGATAGTCTTCGTAGCCGTCCTCATAAGCCGCAAACTTAGAGGATTGTGTGGTCGGCTCCACCTTAAGGGCGTTGATTCCTTCGCCCAAGTCTGGTTTCTGGGTCCTTGCCCAGTCTCCAAAACAGTTCAGCATTTCATCTGCTTGAAGCCGCTTATTGTTGCTGTTTCCTGGTTTGATACGGGAGATCAGCTTGAACTGGTATTCCGCCTGATAGCCTCCAACAATGTACTGTCGGGTAATGTACGTCCCCTGGATAGTGGAAAGGGCCATTGCGGTTTCATCTCCAGCGGCATCGTCTATGTCCAGAAACTCGTATTTTATGACTGCCACCGGCTTATCAGGGAATGTGTTGGCCCACACCAACATAGACCGTGAAATTTTTTCGACTTCCTCGCTGGAAGCAAGGATTTTCGGTTTTTCCTGTCTATCCGTACCGCTTCACCGCCTTTCTGGCCACTCTTAACCATTTATTCATGTTTTCTGCCTTGCTGGCCTCAAACCAATGATCCTGAGCCTGGGAGTGCATAGCCTTGTTGAACACAAGGTTTTTGTCTGTCAAGACCTTTATTGCGCCCTTTTGCGCGTAACTACTCCCGGTCGCTGGGTCGACCATCAATTTCCCATAGTAGAGATACCGAGCATACGGGCCAGGATAAATAATCTGATTTTCATTCACCCTCGTCCTCCGGTCTAATGATCCGGTCAAAGCCGGAACATAAGGAGATGTGTCCTTTTGCGCCTGAACTGCAACTGTATGTTCCGCTTTTTCAGATGCATTGCGAAGCGTTTCCCCAATTCCTGAAAAGTCAGAATGAACAGTAAATTTCAGCACTTTAATTCCCTCCGACTTCCCAGTGCGACATCTCTCCGCCAAGGTCCTTGAAATCAACCATGTTCACGTCGTACACGTTGTCATAGGTGGCGTCTATTTTCTGGGATGTCCAGTCAAGGTGAACGGCCTCGCCCTTTACAAAAAATGTGTTCTGACCAGTTGAGAGCGTCCAATATCCGGTTTTATCTTCCATCCTCCAAAACTCAATGGGCCCTTTGTACTGTTTTGGCCTTCCGGTTACGCCGTCCACGGCCTCTACATCCATAGGAATATAAAGAGTAACAGAATCCGCATTTACAAGGCCGCTTTCGTTTACGTTCTTGGCCTTTACAGCATCTAGAAGCACACCTCTCAGGATGGTGATATGGTTTACCCGGGTAGGCTCAAACCCATTTTCGGGTTTCTCTTCCGTGTCTACGTTATAGAGCGTCACCACATGTGGAAACATATCCATGTGCGCACCCCCTCCCACGGTACAAGAGACCTGTATGACCCAAATACAGCCGCGCCACGGCAGCAAGCGCGCTCTCCGACACCCGAGCGACTTCCGCAGCCTCCTTGGCGCTGTCCCCTCCGCTTCGATAGGTCTTTGACCAGCTTCCCACGCTTTGACTTTGGAGTTCCCCTCCCTTGGATTCCAGCGCTGCGGACAGAGATTTTTGTGCCATGGACTTTGCCGCATCAATAGACAGCTGTTCCTCCGCTATAGCGCAGCAGGCCATACGCCATTCATTCTCATGAGCCTCCGGAACAGGTCTCCCCATAGTGTAGTAACGCAGAAAGCTATGAGCCCGGGTGATGAGGCGATGGAAATCGGCAGCTTGGATCCGCGTCCCTCCGTATACCCCGGTATAAAATTCATAGCTGACACAAGGAATCACCCTGACACCTCCTTCAGCACTGCAAGGATCTCAGCCTTTTTCATAGAGCCGCTGACACCCCCCGCACCCAGTCCTGCCGCATAGGAAAGCAGATCTGCCTTCGTCATGCTGGACAGGCTGGGCGCAGGGAGCGAGGCTGTTTTCAGCGGTTCAGTTAACCCCCCGCGGGCTCGTAAACAGCAAACGGGAAAGCCTTGTTGTTGCCCACATTAAAGGCGTTAATGGGATTGGGGATCTCCCAGCCCAGCCGCATGACTGCACGGAGGGCGACCATGTCGTTCTGCATCAGGTTATATAGGATAGCCTTAGTGGCTGGGTCTTGCACGATACCGCTGTCGAAGATCTTGAAGGTCATGTCCTGACGCACGGAATAGACCAGCTGGCTCCAGTCTCCAACAATGGCCAGGGACTTGGCGGGATCGAATGCGCCGTTGATGGGGAAATACATATCCATGCCGTCCAGGGCATAGCGCGTGCTGCCCTGCATGTCGGTCTTGAAGATGGGCTGACCTGTGGTGTCCTTCAGGCCACGGAGCTTAGACCGCAGCTGGATTGCCGCCATAACGCCGTTTGGGATATACCCGCTCTCCTCCACCTTGGCGATCACGCCGCCCTCACCCATGATGTCATCATAGATGTTGTCGGTGGCCTTTACGGTGGCGGTGGCGGTAGTGGCAGATGCCAGCAGGCCATCGCGCCAGGAGGTAGGCTTGTTGGTGCCATACAGAATGGCGGCGTCAATGACTTTGCCAAACGCCTCGGTCAAACGGGGGCGGACCTCACCCCAGATGTCATAATCGGAATCGTCTAAAACAGCCTCAGGGATGGGGACAATCACGGCGATCTCCTCGGCGTGGATTTTCTTCTTATCCCAGGCCATGCTGGTTGTCTGCTTGAAAGCGGCCTGCTCCGCGCCGGTGGTGGTGGCCTCACCGTTCACAAAGTAGGCGGTGGGCAGGGCGTCCAGCACGTTCAGTGTCTGGGTCTTTGAGGTCATGTTGGGCAGCCGTCTGGCCATCCGCAGCACGGCGGACTCTGCCACGGCACCCTGGATGATCTCACGGGTTACAGGCTCCGGGATTAGCCCGGAAAGATTGGTTCTATCAATAGCAGGCATTTATAATCTCCTTTCTTATTTGAACGCGCCACGAATCAGGGCGTTCATTGCGTCATTTGCTCCATGCTTTTTGTCGTCCCCGCCCAGCGGGGCGGTCCAGTCGAATGTGGTTTTCTTCCGGTCGGCGGTCAAAGTGTCCACAGCTTGCTCAAAGGTGGTCTTGTCGTCCACCATCTTCCCGGCCTTGAAGGCGATAAACTCCGCTTCCTCGCCGGCCAGGCCCTTGGATGCGAGGTAGTTGCTGCGTTTCAGTGTCTCCAATTCAGCTTGTGCGGTGGTCAATGCCCCAGTTGCTGTCTCCGCCTCGGTTATTTTTGCCTCGAGCTGCTTTGAGAGGTTCGCCGCCTCAGTGGCCTTGGTATCAAACACGCTCTTTGCCACATAGCCGCTCAGGTCTACCGCATCGGGGATTTGCAGCCCCAGCAACGCAGTGACCTTCTCGTCTGCTGTCATGCCGTCAAAGCCCTCAATCGCGCTGGTGTCAATCGTTGCCATATCAATTTCTCCTTTGGGTTTTTAAGACTTCTCTGTCTTTTTGGGATTTCCGGCTTCTCTGCCGTTTGGGTTTTTATGTCTTCTCTGACAAAGGCCCGTTGGCCATAATTCACTTGCATTTTCCTTGCGTTTGTGGTATATAATAGACAAGAGCCGGTCGCTGTCCACGACCCCTTCTTTGAAGGGCGAGATGGTGTGTCGGCTTTTTTCATGCCCTTTTTACCACTTTAACAATCCGGTTATCTCTAACAACAATAATTTTTTCCAGCCACCCAGTATCAGCGCGGTCAAACAGCTTCTCAATCTGCTTATCAACTTCTTTATCCGAGAGTCCAGATATGCTTACATCAACAATAAAATTTTGCGCCTGTTTTGCCGCTTTTTTTATGCGGTTAAATATCGTATTTGGCCCTGCTTTTTCTCCAATCGTTTTTAAGTCATAGCCGTTCCCCCTAAATAAATAATCTGGTGTTGAGATCCCCTGAGGATTGTTGACCCTAGGAACCATATACAGCTCCCCGCCGAACTCCCGTTCAAGGAGTTCGGCAATTTCTTTTTCATGAGGAGAATAATCAAGGACCACATTGTGGCCGTCCACTTTGTATGTAACGCCGCCTGTTGTGTATTCTTGGAGGTCTTGCAACTGGTGGCTGTTTGGGGTTGCGGTTTCCCTCCATTGTGCTGTAACATCTGTATATTTTTCTTTTTGCCCTGAAAGGGGCAAATTTTTCTGCACTGTTGGAGGAACATGAGCCGTTGGAGGTTTTGCGTAATTTCCTTTGTCTATGATACGCATCCTATCCATCTGCAACGGCAGCCCCGCCGCTTTGCTGAATTCCCTGTATTTCTTGGTCAGCCGGTTAATTCTGGACTGTGTCGCCGTGGCGTCCTCTGCCAGCCCTGCAGCCTTTTGAGCGACCTTCCTGCGCTTGATCGCCCTCACCGTCCGCTCTATCCGCCTCTGCTGCTGGGTGGCCTCATAGGCCGTGTAATGCCGTCCCTCATATTCGCAGCCCAGATGGTCGTCGATATGGGCCAACTGTTCATCGGTGTATGTCCGCTCGGATACGCCATCCACAAACGGGTATCTGCGGTGGCGGCAGTTGGCTCCCTCCAGGCCGTCCACATAACCCAGGCCGCACACCTCATAGATACTGGGGTATTTATCCCCGGTTCGGGTGGAGTATACCCGGCCCTGCCATGCTTTGTGGTTCTGCCACGCTACGCCTGTATCTCTGGCCCCACTGTGGGCTGACACCTCAAAATGGGGCGTCCCAAGGTATTCCGCGCTCTGCTCTGTATACTTGGCGCAGAGCTGGGACACACCTGTCATCACGGCCCGACGGGCGGCAACATCGATATGGTCCCGGTGTCCGCTCTCATAATCCACCACCCGCAGGCCGCCGTCTGCCAACTGCTTTACCGCTCCACTAATGGCTTGATTATAGGAGATGGCCCCGCTCATAACCTCCATCTCTGCCCGGTCCAGCGCCCACTGGTAGGCTCTGGCCGGGGGCAGCACCATCCGCCCATTATCCACCAAGAACCCCATAGACCGGGTGAGGTTGCGGAAGGTCTGCTTTGTCTGCTCGTAGATTGCCCAAGTGTCTTCGACACTCACCAACGTCTCCGGCTGTGTCAACCCTGCCAGATCGATAACCTCCCGGTAATACTGCTGGTTCCGGGCAACCACATCGTCAAGGAGCTTCTTCAACTTCTTCTGACTGATCCTTGCCGTATTCTGGATTTCCTTTTCGATTTCCTCCAGGCTGATCCCGTGGGAGCGCAGCGCCCGGATGTCCTGTACAGTGACCTCGTTCAACTGATCCGCCAGCTTCAGTCGGGAGCAAATCTCTTCAAGCAGCGTAGTTTCCAAATCACGGTATAGCTCCGCCAGTTCTTCTGGGAGTGTGTCAAGGAATTCCGGTTGAAACGGGTATCTCATTCGACTTCATCCTGTTCCTCAGTCGCCATATCCTCCATCTTTGGAAGCGCCGCCTTTGCCGTGGCCTCGTCCTCGTTGTACCACTTCGCCCGATACTCCCAGTCATTCATGATGCCGGCCGCAAGGTCCTGACGGTCGTTGTTCCGTTCGGCGGTCTTGTCTTCGATGATGGAGTCATCAAAGTCAATAGAGATTTCCACATCTTCATCCAATCCGGCGTTCATGGCTTCATTGCCCAGATGGAGAATTATACGACACAGCTCCACCAGTACCTGCTCCAGCACGATTTCATGCTTTTTGATGGTGCGGAACATGGTGGAATTCTCGCTGATAACCTGTGTGGCCGTGGCGATACTGCCGCCGTTGAAGCGATAATAGGTCTCCCCAAATCCGCACTTGCTGGACAGAAGATTCAACTGGTCCTGGATGCCGGTGTTATGCTCTGCCGTGCGAAGGGTCATATCGATGGGTGTAATCACCGCCCCATCTTGCAAGTCTTCCGGCAGAACATAAAACACAACATCGTCTGCGTCAAAGATCGGCTCTCCGTCCAGATACTCGGTCGCAGACGGCTTGACCATGATCCGCTTCTTCCCCAGGGCGAACTCATTGACATAGCTGTCATAGGAAATATCCACGCCCCGCAGCACATCCACAGCATTTGCATAGACAGAAATCCCGAGCGGAACAGAATAGTCAAAGTTATTTGCGATATTAGGCCGGTCAATCACGAATTGGCGACGGTCTGTTTTGGTATGTACCACAGGGGGGACGCGCTCAAACCCGTTCACATCAGCTAGGTTGACTTCGTTGTCAAGATTATCGTTTCGATAGCGATAGATCCGGTTATCGATGTCATACAGCCCGTTGACTTTGTGGTGGATTTGGAGATAGCAGTAGGATTCGCCGTTTACGGTAACAATGCTGGAAAAGGCGCACTCGGTAATAATTCCGTTCTTCCACGCCAAAGGCCAGATGTTTTCCACCGTTACATAGTCAAGATCGATCCCAGCTGCGCTTCCGGGCGTAGGCCCCGCCTCTGTGATCTCCATCCCAACCACACGGGGGATGAAGGCTACTGTTCCCAGTGCAAAGGCCAGTTCCTGCATCTCATTTGCCTTAACCAGAAAATTGTTTTCCTCAAGAACACGATCAACAAATTCCTGCTCCTTCTTCCCCTCCAAGGTAATACCTACTTTTTCATTCATCAGTAGGTTTGCCCAGTCTTCCGGGATCTTCTTCCCCATCCCAAGGGAATACCGGCGGCAGCGAACCGTATTGTGTCCATTCCTGACCTTGTACTGGTGGAAGCCCTTAACGTCCCCTTGATACCAACTCTTCCACTCGCCCACCTTGCGGTAAAACTCCTCCGGAATTGTAACATAGCCAAGGGATTTTAGCTTTTCAATGATGTTCAATCTGGCATCACCTCTTTACAGGGAATTTTCTCGCTAAAATCGTACGGCAAAAATACCGAATATCATCCATGGCGTGGTCGTTCTCTTTGATGGGCTTGTCCTCTGTGGACTTCTCGTCCCACCGATACAGGCCAAACTCCCGAATTGTATCCTTGCACCGCCTGTGGATTTTTACACGACCCATCCTCAAATACACCGCCGTCTGCCTGATCCCATCCAGCACTTCGTTTTTTGCTTTTACAACGCGGAACTCTCCGTGTCTGAATACAGTTGTAATAAACGACGCCGCTGATGGGTCAATAACGACATAGTCTATACGATGGCCGGTAGCCAGCTCCTGCAGCTTTTCGTAGTATTCTTCATCGGTTTTCTGCCCGGTCATTTCACGCCCGGAATAGTAGTATTCATCTACTCTGACCGCCTGGTCTTTTGTGACACACCACAGGCCAGCGGAGAAGGGGTTCAGCGTGCCATAGTCTACGGAGATATAATATCGGCCATTCTCCGGCTCCACGTCCACGATCTGCTCCTCACCAAAGAAGTCATAGACAAGGCCCTCGGCCAGTACCCATAGGCCACGGATGTACCGGTCGTAGAATACGCCAGTGAACATAGTCTGATAGCGCTCGATGGTCTTGGCGCTCAGGCCGGGGTTGTCTGTCATTTCGAAATGTAAGTACAGGGCGTTTCGCTCCTTGTGCCGCTTGATCCACTCCAAATAAAACCAATGCTGCGGACTCTCCGGGTTACAAGAGAACCACAGTTTGGCTCCATCCACAGAGCAGCGGGTCAGCGCCTGCTCCACAAATGACCGGGGCATCAGCGCCACCTCATCCAACAGCACCCCGGCCAGCGTCCGGCCCTGGATCAGCGCGAAACTGCTCTCGTCCTTTCCGCCGAACACCTCGAAGTAGTTGGTCACAGCCCCCCGCCGCACCTCCAGCACTTTGTCTGCCCGCCTCCAGCGCATGTTGTAACGCTCTTTGGCAAGGGACATGGAGATGAAGGGCACCACGATGTTCTTTGAAGCTGAGTCCACAGTCTTGCCACAGATGCCGAACCGCTGGCCGCTAAACTGTCGCATAGCCCAGTCCACAAACGCCCACATCATGATGGATGTCTTACCCGAGCGGACTGCGCCGTCGCAGATGAGGGCATCATGCTTTGAGTATGGAAAGGCGAGAATTTTCTTCTGCTTTGCGCTAATCATTGCTCTCCAACTCCTCCGCCAATTCTCTCAGGCTCTGGCTGAGCCCGTCCTCTTTTGCCGTATCCGCAGGCCCGCCGCTGATGGCCGTCCATTTATCAATCAGCGTGCCGATGGCCGTGGTGATCTGGGCCGGGGTTGCCTCTGCCAGCTTCTCCGGCGTGTTCAGCGCAGTCAGGCCCTTATCAATGATCTCGCACACCAAACCCCGCTGCTTTTCCATGTATGCCATGATGTCGGCGGTGTTCTCCGCCTTTTTTTGGTCTAATTTTTCCTCAATGTCTCCCGCCTCGTTCAGGATCGATTTTGCGGTGGCCCAAGAGACTTTATTCTTTTTCGCGGTGGCATTCACAGACTGCGTTTCCAGATAATCAGCCACTATTTTCTTTTTTTGCTTATCTGTCAACCTCGCAGCCATTTTTCAGCACCTCAACGTCTCCTGTTTTGCAAGCTGCGCAGTGCAGCCATCACATCTCCAAACGTGCTTTCTGTACTCCCTTGAAAAGAAATCCCTCTTAAACTTTCAATAAGTGCGCCTGCACTTGTTTCGGTGTTTAAAATCCTTCTTGCTTCGCTCATGTTCGCTTGCGCTTGCTTCATTTGAGCAGGCGTCGGATTCATCGTCCGGACAGCTTCATTAAACCCAGCGTCTAGGGCAGAGTTGGCTCTTTCCCGCAAATCTCTTGCATAACTTACCTGACGCTCCGTCCCTTGCAACATAGCGCGTCCACCCGCCCCACTGGATCCTCCATCTCCAAAGCTACCTCTTCCTCCCATTTCTACATCTCTCCTTTATTTCGTCCTGATGTGGTCGAATTCTGACCACATTCCAATCAAATTCTTCTGGGCACTTCCCATACCACAGAATTTCCGATGGATTTAATATTTCGATAGCTCGCCTACACCCAGCAGTAAACGCTTTCTGTGTCTCCGGATGTACCTGGGTCCCAACGCTGGATATGCTAACAATTGCATCTCTAGGCTCTCCATCCAGACAGTAGTCAAAGCTATCCAGCGTACTCCAGCAGATTGTCGGGATCACATGGATGCCATGCACCTGCCAATATGCGCCCAGCCAGTGCTTGCGGTAATGATTGTACATTCGCATCGCTACCGGCATGTCCATGTATTGAGAGAAATCCGGTGTGCATACAGCCCCAAACTCAGACAACAACGGAATGTAATCGTCTGGTCGGTTCCAAAGCCGGGCGAATTGGTAGTCATCAAGGTAAAAATGGATGCCCTTGCTCTCTCTATTCTTGGCTGTCTTGGCATAATTAAATGGTATCCACTCCAGGCGTCGGATGTCAATATGCTCTGGATATATCTCCGGTATCCCGTAAGGTGATATACCAGCAAATTGCATTTTGTTCAAGTTCTCGAAATTGAGCATAAATTTCCTCTTAAATCTTTAATTTATGTATTGACAAATACATATTATATGCTAT